AAACTTTCTCCATCTTTTTGCTGCAAAAGCCAAAGTTTTCTTCATCTAAGACTTTTGCACCAGCTTTTGCAGGGGTCTCTGAATATTAAGATGACAAAAGACAAAAATAAATATCATAATGGTATTCTAAAACGCATTCATGAAGCGAAAGAACAGGCTCAAAACATAATATTAGAAGTGCCAAAATTTATATCCCGCAAAACGATTAGTCGTACTGTCTATGGATATTTAAAGCAATCAAAGCACGGGCGCGTTATAATCGTAAAGCATGGGCCAAAATGTTATATATATAAATAAAAAAACGGGGCAATATGCCCCGAAAACACGGAAAGAATTCCGAGTGGAGGTCCCGGCCAGGCTCGCTTACAAACTGCTTTGACCCGAACCGCTGCAAAGATACAAACAATTTTTCAATTACCAAATAAAAAGCTCAAAAAAAATGACACAAGAAGCGAAAAGACACATGAAAATGTGGGGACGGTGGGCTTTGCGGATGAAGCAAATTCTCAGGAAAGAACCCATCAGAACAACGGTAACGCAAGAAGAGGTTAACAGCGTGATGAGAACATTCACATACTGGACACACTGCGATTTCGGCAAACCGACAACATACGCTGCCGTAAAACTAAAAAACGGATTCACACTCCGAGACTCGACAACATGCGTAGATCCTGATAACTACAGCGAGGAAATCGGGGCAAAGGCACTCAGAGAGAGACTCGAAGATAAGGTGTGGTTTGCTCTCGGATTGCTCAAACAGGAAGAACTTTACAAAGCAGGACTGCTATGAACGTAAAACAATTCGCAGAGGAACTCGCCTCACACGCTAAAGAGGTGGACCACCTGATGAAGCGAAAACTGCCCGTCATGGTCGGAAGAATGGCAAAAGACCACTTCCAAGACAATTTCAGGCAGGGGGGATTCGTCAATGGCGGCATTCACCAGTGGCCCATAACAAAACGACAGAAATCGGGGGCAAAGAGCGCAACGGCTAACTACGGACCGCTGCTCTCAAAACGAAACCACCTCTTCAGCTCAATCAAATACGTGCCAAGCGACTACCGAGTGGTAGTCTCCAACACGCTGCTCTATGCTCCAATCCACAACTGGGGCGGCACCGTCAACCCAACGGTAACACCGAAGATGCGGAAGTTCGCATGGTATATGTATAACAAGGCGCAGGGGAACAGACGAAGCAAGGCTACACCTGCCAAAGGGACGAAGAAAAAACGAAAGACCCCCAAACCGGAGAGTCAGGAGGCGAAGTTCTGGAAAGGAATGGCACTAACGAAGAAAAAAAGACTCAACATCAAGATTCCACAGCGTCAGTTCCTTGGTGAGAGTGAGGAACTCAACAAGAAAATCAAACAAAGAATAGAAGACGAGGTCTTAAAAATCATCAATACATAAAATCATGGAAGAAATCTTTATGGCTGTCATCGAGGCCATCAAAAACAAAATGCCGGAACTGGCTCTCATCGATGAGGACTATGGACAACTGGAAACGGATGAGGACACTTATCCCGTAACGTTCCCATGCGCACTCGTGGGAAATATGCAGGCGGAATGGACGGATACCGGACTAGGACAGCAACAGGGCGCAGTAACGTTCACCGCGCGTCTCGCTATCGACTGCTACGACGACACGCACATCGGCTCTGGCACGACGGAGAAGGTCAGGGAGCGCCTGCAAATGGCGAACAAACTATACCGCACGCTCCAGTGCTTCCAACCCGTCAGCGACATGGGACCCATGTTCCGCATCAAAAGCAGATGCTACTCGCTATCCGGAGGCATCAAGGTCTATGAAACAATGTTCCAGTTCGAGGTGGTCGACAAATCTGCTATGACGTAAGTGCTTCTTCCGAGAACAATTCAAGTTGCCTGGCCGTAAGATGCGGCTTCCTGACCTTGGGCACCGGACGGACGCAGATGTCATCAATATGGTGGCAGTATCGGCGAATGATGGCCATAATGCGCTGCTCGCTGATGAAGAACTCATTTTGGCTCAATATACGCAAAGCATCATCAAAACGGAGACGTTGTTTCTCCGTCCAGTAGTAGTAGCGGCGACACAACTCATCATCACGACGGCGTATAAGATCTTTATTCCTTCCCTTTACCATAAGATTGTTGCAGTACTGTAACGGCAAAGTTACATTCTTTTGCTGAGAAAAGCAAATAAAAGACGGTAATCTTATCAAATTCAATCTTTACGTTAGCACTGTAAACAAAATAATCCACGAAAATGGCGGATTTCTTAACATTATGCTTAGGGGATGTATGCAAATGATTGTGGTGCGCGATCAATATTGTAATCTTGGAGAGTACGCGGTTTCCTGAAACGTTCGGTGTGTCCTATCTTTATAGCGTAGGCCTTTTCTTTGGAATTAAAGTAATCCAAATAAAACTTATGACTGATACCTGATGAACGAGATGTCTCCGCCCAAATACGATCCACATCTCCTGCGAGGATATCTGCTATCGTAAACTCGCCGACCACTTGCTTCACGGGAGCAGAAACATAGACAACGATGGTCTTAATGTCTGCTCGCTTAAAAATGGATTTGCGAAACTCGTATTTTTTTGTGCCGTTGAAAATCTTCTCGGCAAATTCTGGTTTAATCGATAATAAAACTCTCATCGCTTTTCGTGGCTTTTAAAATTTTATCAAATTGTTCTAACGATATACGTCTGAATCCCCTGGGGGCATCGTCAATACCGCCTAAGACCCCCAAATCTATCAACTCTTTCAGGTTTATTCGATGGGGAAATGAATACACGTAGAGGAAATGAACCACAAAGGGCTTACTTGGTTTATAGTTCCATTGCTTACGTAATTTATCTTCTGGGAATACGCTAATATTTTTGCAATAAGAAATGAAGTCTTGTTCGTCGGCGAAGGTCGAACGGACTTCTTGAACGACTCCTATGGTCGTTACGACACCCTTGTAAAATCCTCCTGTGCGATAGAAAACAAGAATATCACCTTGGCGAGGATGGTTAAAGGAGCGAGAGATGAAGACTTTCCTAATGGCATTGCGATATGGGCGGTCTTCGACAAAATCCAATGGGGATTCTGTCGTAAGAATGGAATCGGGCAAAAGTTCTGTGTGATATTCAGGATAAATAGCTACCAGATAAATATCATGTTTACGACTGACATAAGGATAGTTATGCAGCAACGAAGCAGAATTGTAGTTCGGGCGGAAATCGCGAATATAGACTTTTTCTTCTCCTTTCATTCCCCAATAAACGAATCCCCAAACCTCAAGCAAATCAATTAAGCGTCGCTGCTCATGGCTTCTGTCAAAAATCGTAACGTAAACCTCATCGACTTTGTTCTTGAGGGCGTTATCAAAAATAATCTTTAAAAAACGTTCACCAAGTCGCAGGCCATTGCTAACGACTTTAAAAGTACCTATTTTCAAGCGTTTCTTGGGCGCAAAGGTTGGAACAATATCGTCATATCTTTCGTTTTCAGTCTCTATCTTCAAGTAGAGAAAAGACAACAGATGTTGGTTCTTCGCGTTTAGGGTGATATAGGCGTCCTCGTCGTATTTGCGGACGAACCAGCCTTCAAAACCCGCATAGTCAGTTTTCAAACTGTCAAAAAATGGGTCGCTTAAATCCACCTTGGCAAAAGGCATTTTCCGCACATTTAAGACGGGATAATCCTCTAATTGGGGACTCTCCGAAATAGCAAGCTCAAGAAAAGTGTCTATCGTAAAGACCTTAGAACCTATACCCAATAAATCTGCTTTCTTGTGAATCTTTTTGTCTTCTGTGATGAGGATGTCCACGCGACCGACATACACCTCATTCAGAAGAACGCTGTCTTGTTTGTCGTTTTCAGTATTATCCACTTGTGTAGAAATCTCCATGACTTCTTTCGCAAGAGGAGAAGGATGAACGATGCGCTCGTAGCCTTCCATTTTAATTAAGAAATCTCGAACGACATCCTGGTCTTGATATTTGCGTATCTCATCTAGGGTCACAGGATGAATGACCTTCTCATAGTTTCGTCGTTCAATCCATTTGTAAAGTATCCCAATGTCTTGCGAACACACATGAGAGGTTTCGCGGTGAATAATGATGTTGGTGTCTAAAAGGGCTTTCATCTTACATTAAGGATTTTAACGCCAGCAAAGATACATAATTTTTTCTGTATTCCAATTGAAACTGACTTTTTTTCAAAAAGAGACCGCCTTCAAATTTCTTCAAAGGCGATCTTGTATAAGAATAGTTAATTCTATGCTTGTTCTTCCTTCTTCGGCTCCACGAAGAACGTCTCTTCTTGCACCACTTGGATGCCACATCTTGCCATTGCTGATGTCAT